GTAGTTAAAGATGAGGAACTTCCATGGGCTCATGTTCTTGTTCCTCTAAACTTTGGTGCTGGTGAAGGTGGTTCTGGAATTAGTTTTAATCCCAGAGGATCTGAAGCTGTCATTGGATTTTTTATGGATGGTGATGATGGTCAGCAACCTGTTGTTATTGGAGCATTGTTCTCTGGAGCATCAATTGAACATCCAAATAATTTTGATCTTGGTACAAATGGATTCAAACCATTCAAACCTAAAGATCAAATAGTAAATTCATCAAACCAGCCTGCTGATGGAACAAAGACCCCAGACTCTGGAATTCCTTTAGCAAATGGAAGAACTGCAAACAATAAGGAAAGTAAAAAGCAAGCAGCAGGAGCACCAGGGTCTGCACCAGTAGTAACTATTGTCCCACAATGTAAGGAAGGAACAGACACTGTTTCTCAAATTGCTAAAGCACTTAGAAAATTTATTTACTACTTGAATACTGTTCAAAACTATATCAACATCTATGTAAACCCTACTTTAAATTATATTCAAAATATACCTGCTTTGATTCAAGAGACAGCAACAGCAATCAGTGATGGTTTATCTGAATATACTAAGATTGCTAGGGATTATATTATTGAACAACTATATCAAGGACTGAAGAATGTTATTGAAAAACTTTTACCAAAGGATGCTATTTTAGCAAAAAAACTTGCAGTAGATAAAGCAGTTGATGGCATTTGGTGTTTATTTAAAAATATTTTAAAGAAAATATCAGGATTTGTTTTTGATTTCCTTGGACAAATGGTAGGAAAGGTAGTCAGTATTCCCATTTGTGCAGTTGAATCATTTATTGGCAGCATGATGCAGACCATTGGAAATGAAATTGCCAATGCAATTGGACCAATCCTACAAGAATTAACATCTGTTGTTGGAGAAACTGTGGGTCAAATTTCAGGGTATATTGCAAAGGGAATCACTTATGCAAAGACCATTCTTTCATTCTTTTCATGTGAAGATGGGCAATGCAAGAAACAATTTGATTATGAGATGAATAAAGGATATGTTCCTAAAGGATCAGTAAACTTCCAAAAGATCTTAAATTATTCTCCAGCACAAGGAGTAAGAAATCTTTTCTCTGATGGTAAGGGAGAATTTGCAAGTTGGTTGGGACAAAATAGTGGAGGGGAACCTAGTGAGGATGTACTCTCTGCTCTTGGATTAACCAAAGAACAATTTGCAGCATACTTTGAGTGTGATGGAACCACTCTGAATTGTGGACTACCAAAGGTAACATTCTTTGGTGGATTTGGTGGAGGTGGTGGAACAGGAGCAGTTGTTGTGGATGTTCTTGGTCAGATAATGGGAGTAAATATCAAAGATCCTGGATCAGATTATACCACTGCACCTTATGTAACATTTGAAGATGCATGTAATACTGGTGGTGGTGCAAGAGGTAATGTGATACTTAAGGATGGTAAGATAGATTCGGTCTACATGGTTAGCAATGGAATGGAATATCTTGGACCTGTTGGTGATGATAGATGCCAGACTAATCCTATTGGAGATGATGGTAAAGAATACACTGCCTACATCTCAGATGTTATCATTATTAATACTGGAATAGGATACACAGAAGAAGATTTAATCTATAACATCTATTGTGACACTGGAGTTGAAATCTATCCTATTGTTGATCCAGATGGTAGAATTGTTGATACAAGAATTGTAAATCCAGGAATTATAAGAACTGTCCCTGAGTTGGCAATAAATACTACAACAGGATCAGGTGCAATATTGGTTCCTGTTCTTAAGTTTGTAGAGGTTGGTCAGATTCCTGAAGATAGACAACCAGTAAGACAAGTTATTCTTTGTGCTGATAGATAATGGCAACACCTCAAAAACCAGAAGAAAAAGAAGTAACAGGGTTATCCATAAGTGATCCTAAAGATGGAACTCTTTTTATTGGAGAGTCTGTTTCTAAGGAAAGGACAAGACAGGTAGAATTACATTCTACTTCTGGTGCTCACTTAAAACTTTATAAGGATGGTGGATTTGAACTTAGTGGGGAACCAAATGATGGTGGAGATAATATTGTAAGTAGATCATCTAAAGGTTTGTTTATCGTCCAAGAGGGTGGTGGAGATCCTGAGGACCCTGGTGGAATTAGAATTGATGCTGGAAGTGGGGTCATCACTCTTAGAGCAAGAGAAATTAGATATGAAACTTCTGCAGCTGATGAGCCAATGGTGATCAGATCTGCACAAAACATTGTAATTGAAGCACAAGATAGTATAAGAATCAATGCTGCCAATGTTGCTATTGGTGCTAGAAATAAACTACTTTTAGCATCTAAAGGTTCCATTTATATGAAAGGAGTTGGTGGTGTTACTATTATTGAACCAAAAGCAGCATTAATCCCAACAAATCTTTCTGAGTTTGTGGATAAAATAATGTCTGAAGTAGTTTTTGGAGGTCTATAATGGCATATATTAATAATATAGATGCAGAAGGAATTCAGGCAGGTGCTGCTGCTGCTCCCCCATTAGCAACTGTTGATATTTGGCAAAGCATTGACCCAACAAAACCATTTGCCCTACAGACAACTGGTATAAACAATCTCAATGGATTGACTAATCAAATTGGAACCCACAATGCCTTTGGATTATCTAATGCATTTGGTTCTCACTTAAAGTTTGGTGCTAGTAATTCCTTTGGAATGAAAGCAGATCTTGGGGTCAAAGCAGATGCTATTATTAAAAAATTTGAGGGAACTCCTACTTGGAATGCAGCATCTCCCCAAGGAAAGTTTTTTGGTAGGTTAGATATTGGTGGTAGTTTAACTGTTAATGGAACACCAGTAGAATTAACATCTGATATTAAATTAAAAACAAACATTAAACCTCTTGAAAATTCATTAGAAAAAGTATTAAATCTTAGAGGTGTAGAATATGATAGAGTTGATTATGAAAGACATCAAATTGGAATGATTGCTCAGGAAGTAGAGCAAGTCATTCCAGATTTAGTTCATGAAAACTCAGAAGGAACAAAAGTTTTAGAATATACCCACTTAACTGCTGTTTTGGTAGAAGCAGTTAAGGAACAACAAAAGCAAATTGAAACTCTAAAGGAGACAGTTGCTGAACTGTCCACCAAACTTGCAGAGTGCTGTTCCTAGTGCTATGATGGATAGGTAAGCAAGACTATTACCTACCATGCAGATTGATCGCACCCAACTTGATGAACTCAATGGAATCCTTGAAGATGTTGCTTCTCATTTCTGTGGTGAGAATATGGTTAGTGGAGAAACTTTTTGGACCTGTGTTGAGTGCTTTGCAACTGCTAAGGTAGCAGAACTTAATGGTGAACTTGCTTATGATGGTTGACAGGATAGAAGGTTTGTTCTATACTGTTGGGGTGTGAAGGAAGTGCAGAGGCACCGTGCCTGTGAAGGGAAACCTGAGGCTGGGTAAGTCCTCTATTTGCTCGTGTATCCCAACAGGAAGAGGAAATCGACTTAAAATCGATCAAGTGTGGGTTCGAATCCCACCACGAGTATTATAAATTTGTTATTGATGAAACTGGAAAGTTTTATGAATTTAATTCAAATGATTTAGTAAATTATAAAAATTCAATTACTCTATTTCAAAATTGACTTTTAATTCCAAAAAAGGGGCAAAAAAAATTCCAGGTAAAAATTGCTTCCAGGGTTTTTATAACCATTCCTCATTTGCAGGATCTTGGAGGAAACTTATGATAGTGTTACTTGTAGAAATTTCTGCATTCAACTCTTCTTTTTGTCTATTAAATCCATACTGTCTTATTTGAAATCTAATTCTTTCTGCTTTCAAATAGTTCACTTTTGTAATAAGACCATTTCGTTCAGACTGAAGTGGAGTTATCTGATTTGTAAGATTTGTAATAGAAGTGGCATATCCAGTACAGTTAGTTATACCTGGACAAATTGGAGATACATCAATATCAGTTCTAGCAACACCAACATCATTTGCATATGTCCCTATTGTAGGAGTTGCAATTAAATTTTCAGTTCCAATCCCAGAATTTACTGATGTCAGGGTTCCACTAGTTGCAGAAAATGGATTTGGAGAAGTATATGAGTATCCTCTGTAAGTAACAGAATCGTTGACAACTGTAGTATTACTTAAAGATAAGTATCCAAGTCCTGTATAACCACTAGAAACAAAAGCGTAAATCCCCACTGTTCCTGTGGTATGAGATGGTGCCAAAGCTCCAGAAGTTCCATTAGAATCTATAAGATAAACATTTCCTGCAGTGGTGGAAACATATTCTCCTGCTGTATATGCAGTAGATGGCTGCCAAACTTTTATTGCAATTCCCCCACACCCACAAGCATTGGCAGTTTGACCAACATCTAAGATGGTAGATTGTAATCCTGCTATTTTGGTGTTTAATTCTACAATTCTGGCATCTATTTTTTCAATTGGACCATCAAAATAGTTTATAGTCTCTTCAATTCCATATAGTTTGAATTCTTCACCATCAGGGAGTGGATATGAAAACCCATTTTCAGTAACTACTATTTGAGCAATTTGTTCAGTATCTGAATTTATTTTCTGCTGATACAAAGATATCAATGCTTCAGTATTTGTACTAATTGCCATAAATCACAAAAGATTAGTAATGGTATTTATTGATAAATAAGACAGAAGAAAATACGTAAGGATACTCTAAAATGCCTTTAGCGAGATTAGAGAACTTTTTGAAGAATCTGAATGGTAATACTTTATATGTAGATCCAAATGAGCTTGATGCATCTGATTCTATTGAAAATAGAGGAAATTCAAGATTAAGACCTTTTAAAACCATTCAAAGGGCATTAATTGAGGCAGCTAGATTTGCTTATGTCCCTGGTACTAATAATGACTTATTTGACCAAACCACTATTTTAATTTCACCAGGAACCCACTTCATTGATAACAGACCTGGATATTGGGTAGATAGTTCTAATATTTTACGTGATGTAAATGGTGCGGCAAGAACTATTACTGAATTTAATGTATCATCAAATTTTGATTTAACTGATCCATCAAATACACTTTACATCTACAATAGTCATACTGGTGGCGTGATAGTTCCTAAAGGAACTTCTATTGTAGCTCAAGATTTAAGAAAGACAAAAATAAGACCAAAATATGTACCAAATCCTACAAATGACTCAATATCAAGAGCATCAATATTCCAATTAACTGGTGCTTGTTACATTTATGGATTTACAATTTTTGATGGAGATCCAATTGGAAAAGTTTATACTGATTATTCTACAAATACTGTAGTTCCAAGTTTCTCACACCACAAATTGACAGCATTTGAGTATGCTGATGATTCCAATAACATTGTAAAAAATAATGCAGATACTGGAAAAACTGATTTAGAAAATTATTACTATAAGTTAAGTCTTGGATTTGGTGCTCAATCTGGAAGAAGCGTAATTGATGGATACAGCAATTTCCAACCTAATGTTGATGAAAATAGAATTGTTGGAGAATTGGGTTCTGGTTCTATTATTATTACTGGAGCAGTTTCTGGTAATGGAATTACTGGAACTACTGTAATCAGTGTAACAACACAATCTCCACATAACTTAGCTCCACTCACTCCAATTATTATAGCTGGTCTTGGACAAGCAGAAGGTCCAACTACAGAATTGGAATATAACGGAAACTTTGTTGTAGCTCAAGTTACAAGTGAGACAGAGTTTACTTATTTGTTACCAAATGTTCCAACTCAAACATTGAATCCCAGCATTGTTGGATCTTCAGTAAAAGTTATTTCTGATACTGTATCATCAGCTTCTCCATATATTTTCAATATTAGTTTGAAGTCTGTTTATGGAATGAATGGTCTCCATGCAGATGGATCTAAGACCACTGGATTTAAATCCATGGTTACTGCTCAATACACTGGAATTTCCCTTCAAAAGGATGATAGAGCATTTACTGAATATGATTCAGTAACTGGTGCATATCAATTCCAGGATAATTTTGGAGTAGATAAGTTTTTACATCAATCATCCCTAGCAAAATATAGACCATCTTGGGAAACTGCACATATTAAAGCATCAAATGATGCATTTATTCAATGTGTGTCTATTTTTGGTATTGGATTTGCAAAGCAATTCGTTGCTGATTCTGGTGGAGATCAATCTATTACAAACTCCAATAGCAATTTTGGACAAATAGCTCTATTTTCCACTGGATATAAAAAAGATGTCTTAGCTAAGGATAATCATGCATATATTACACATATTATTCAACCAAAGGAAATATCAGATAGGGAAAGTGTAATTAGATATGATACTATTGATGCACCTTTAACCCAAACCTTATCACCAGATAATAGCAGAGTTTATCTAAAAGATTATACAGATTTACTTTCTCCACCAGAAAATAAAATTAGAGGATTTGTTGTTGGTGGTGCTAAAAATGATAGAATATACTACAAATCTGCTAATGTTGAATATGGGGTAGATGTAGCAAATTCTTATGGGGTAGAATATGATATTGCTTCCATTGATACAGTAACTAATATCATTACTCTTGCTGGAATTGGAACAACAAATGCTATTCCAGGAATTTCTACTGGTTTATCTGGAAGAATTACATCTAAAAATGGTATTATTCCTGATGGAATAGAATCAGAAAAGTTTTATAATATTAGATTAACTGGTGGATCTGGAATTAAATTATATGATAACTTATCAAATGCAGAAAATGATATTTCTGCAGTAAATATTAAAAATCAGGTTGGTATTGGTGCATCTAATCTCAAATTTGTCAGTAGAGTAAATGAGAAGCATGTTGGGGATATTGGACACCCAATTCAGTGGGATTCTACAAATCAAAATTGGTATGTTGGGGTAAATTCAGAATCATCTGGGGCAACAGATTTCTTCAATACCCTTTCTGCAGTAACTGGCCCTTCTCTATACATTAAAAGAAAAGTTGATAGTAGGACTTTAGAAAATAAAGCTTATAGATTTAGAATTGTAATTCCTAAAGAAGCACCCTCAGCTTCAGATATAACTCCAGGATTTGTAATTCAAAGGGCATCAAATCAGTTAAACTCTTTACTATATCAAGCAGAAAGCACTGATCTAATTTCTGCTACATCCAATGAACTTTCTACCATTAGAAATAAAGGTGCCATTGTAGATGCTTGGTATGACACTGGTGCAGTAACTGTTATTACTAGTAAGCCTCATAATTTAAATGTTGGGGATGATATCAAAATTTATAATTTGAAAAGTTCTGCTGAACCAAATCCAGTTGGTCTTGGAACTGGAACAGGATTTAATGGAGAATTTACAGTAGCTTCTGTAGTAAATGAACTGAGATTCACCTACACCATCACTAGAGATCCTGGAACAATTACTGTTGGAGTTTCAACAACACCTGCTTGGTTAACTATTAGAGATTGTGCTCAAACATCTAATTATAGGGTTCCCCCTTATACTGTTTATGATTCTAATAGAAATGATCTTCCATATTTTGTACAAAAAGATTTGCACAATGATTATCAAGTCTATGATGTAGAAACAATTAGTAAGTATGAAGAAGGAATTTCAGATGGAATTTACTATGCAACCTTAAATTCTTTCAAAAATGTTCCTAATGTTACACCATTCAATACTGATGAGTATAAACTATCTCAGAGTATTGAAAGATTTTATCCAGCACAAGATTATGATAATCCAAACTCAGATCCAGATGGAACAATATCAAAGGCATCTAGATCTACTATTGGTACAGTTGATGTAAATAATATAAGAAATAATTCCACCAAAGAAGTAGTTTCAACTTTCTTAAAAGATATTAATTATGCTAAAGCAATTTCCGGAATTACCACATATTATGATGACATAAGTTCTTCTGGAATTGCAACAATTACTACATCCAAAAATCATGGATTTGGAGGAATTTCTAGATTAACCCTTTCTAATGGATCAACTGGATTTGTAGATGGATCTTATTATGATATCCCACTTTGTGGAGGAACTGGAGAAGATGCTACCTGTTCAGTAACTGTATCTGGTGGAGCAGTAACAATAGTATCAATTCAAAACTTTGGTTCTGGATATACTGTTGGAGATACTTTAACAATCAGAGGAGTTCCTGGATCAAGTAATACTGCCTCTGTTGTAGTTTCTGCAGTAAATACCAGTGCATCAAGTCCAGATACCATTCAAATTCTTGGTTGTGCAGAATCAGAAAATAATGGAACATTTATTATTAAGTCTTTAACAAAGAATACTATTACTTGTTATAATAACTCTGCAAAAGTAGAAACCCCTGAGCAAGGGATAGTATGTTGGGGTGGTCCAGGATATCAATTAGAAGTAACCCCAGATGGTGCAGTTTATGATCCAGGAACTAACTCCACAACTATAATAACCCAACAAGCAAATAATTTTGCTGTTGGAACTAAAGTTATATTTGATGACCAAAGCATTGGAATTTCAACAGTATCTAATGTTCTTGGAATAACTTCATTTACTGTTAAGGGTGATGCTGGTTCAGCAAATAGAGTATATGGGTTTGGATTCTCTGCAATTGCAAAAGATGCTGGATCTGAAAATGAAAATCTTGCATCTAGAAGTTTCTCACTATATTCTGGATACAAAGGAGTTGTAAATCAATCTATATCAGAATCTGATAACAACTTCTTAGTTTCTAGTCTGTATGGATTACAAAAGGGAGACATTATTCAGATAAATGCAGAGATTATGTTAGTCACCAAAGTATCTGGTGGTGAAATTTATGTAAAGAGAGGAATATTTGGTAGTAGAACAGTTTCACATCAAAATCAATCAGGAATAAAGAAAATATCTGCTTTCCCAATTGAAACAAGAAGAAGCTCTATTCTAAGAGCATCTGGACATACATTTGAATATGTTGGTTTTGGTCCAGGAAACTATTCTACTGGTATGCCAACTAACCAAGATAGAATTTTAAATGATACTGAGATTCTTACATCACAATCTCTATCAAGTAGAGGTGGGGTAGTTGTTTATACTGGAATGAACAGCAATGGAGAATTCTTCATTGGTAAAACTAAATTCGATGCAGTTACAGGAAAACAAACTGCTGTATCTATCCCAGTTGAATCTGCAGATGAAGGAACTGCTGTTGATACATTTGAAGTAAATTCTGTTATTATAAATGATCTTCTTGATGCATCAACCGCATTAGCAAATCTGTATCAGGTTACAATTGAAGGTGATACTAATGTTGCTGGACTAACAACTTATTTAAGTGATGCTGAAGCAACTAGTTCTTCTGAAGGTGCAATACATGTTGTTGGTGGTATTGCTGTAGAGAAAAATATAATTGTTGGACAGAGTGCAACAATTGACAACATTACAGTAGGTTTGACTTCTGCAACTACAATCAATACAACTTCAGATAACTTATATCTAAATTCTGCAGGTGGAAAGGTAATTATTCCACCATCAACAACACTTCATGGATATGGGACAATTCCTGTTGGTGGAATTATTCTTTGGTCTGGTGCAGCATCTTCTATAGGAACTGGAGATCTTTCAAATTGGGCTCTATGTGATGGCACAAATGGAACTCCAGATTTAAGAAATAGATTTGTTGTTGGTGCTAGCAGTGGAACTGGAGATACAACATATCCAGGACTTTCTGCAGGAGCAACTGGTGGTAGTGCTGATGCAACTCTTGTCTCCCACAATCACACAGCAACATCAACTTCAACTGTCACTGATCCTGGACACAGCCACAGTTATCAAGCTCAAGGTGGAGGTGGAAACAACATTGCATTTGGTTCTGGATATGATATAGGATCAAATACTCCTACAGGCTCAAATACCACAGGAATTACAGTTAATACTACAACTACAATTAGTACTGAAGGATCATCTGCAACCAATGCAAACCTACCTCCATATTATGCATTAGCTTATATTATGAGAACTGCTTGATTTCTTATAAATAAATCAAAAGGGGGATAGTGGAACCCGATGGCATCTCAGGAAAACTATTTTGTAGTTAGAACAGGTCTTGGTGTAGGCACAGAAGCTCTGTATGTTGACTCTGCCACCAGAAGAGTAGCAATAGGTAAAACTCTAGCAGACTATACTTTAGATGTTGTTGGTGATGCTTCAGTTGATACAAATTTAATTGTTGGAGATAGAATTGGTGTTAATATAGCAGCACCAAATTTTGAACTTGATATAGATGGAAAAGCATATATTACTGATGGTCTTGGCATTAATGATGATCCAGGGGATAATAAATTTAAAGTCAATCTGACTGCATATGAATCTTTTGTAGTAACTGGTGTAGGATCAGTTGGCATTGGATCAACAGTTCCAGAATATAAATTAGATGTTTTAGAGAATGCAAGGGTTCAAGGATTTACATCCATGACCTTTGCTACTATTTCTGGTTTTGGTACTATTACAGTTGCTCAAATTGGATCTGAAGAGGTAGGTATATCCACAGTTGGATTTGCTTCAGTAACAGAAGAAATAGTAGGAATATCTACTATTGAGTTTGCAAGTATTTTTGATGCTAATATTGGGGTTGCAACTGTAGGTCTTGGATCAATTACAAATGAACTTGTTGGAATTTCTACAGTAAGATATTCTGACATTGGTGAGGCATTGGTAGGTGTAGCAACTATTGGATTTGCTGGAATTACCACATCCAATATTGGATTTGCAACCATTGGTTTTGGCACAATTACAGCAGAGAGAGTTGGGTTCTCTACCATTGGAATTGCTTCCATAACAACTGCTGGAATTGATACTGCTAGAATTGGAATTTCAACAATCCAACAATCTTATATTGGAATTGCAACTGTAGGGTTTGCATCAATTACTGATGCTTTGATTGGAATTGCAACAGTTGGATTTGCCACAATCACTGGTGCATGGATTGGATTTGGAACAGGATATGAATATACTGTTGGATTCCTATCAGCAACAGATGCTTCTATTGGAATTGCAAGTGTAGGCATTGCATCTATTTCCAGAGAAGAAGTAGAAACTTCCACCATTGTAAATCTAGAAGTAGTTGGATTCACAACTACCAGGCAATTAGATGTAGGTATTGCTGGAACAATTCTTTCAGCATCTGAGTATTTTGTTCCAGAAGATGTTTATGGAACTATTGGAACTGATTTTGTAAAAACTATTCAACCTTTAGTTGGAATTGGCACAGATCTTCCATCCAGAACTTTAGATGTTGCTGGTGATATCAGAGTTGGTGGAGAAATTGTAGATGGAGATAATAATGTAGGATTTGCATATTCAGTTCTTGCATCCAAATATAATATTCCAGGAAGATTCCTTGATGCAGCAAACATGCTGGTCAGAAATAAGGAATTCATTGCTAATGAAATTGTTGGGTTTATTACAAGCACTGATGGTCCATTTGGATACTATGGACCTTACTTTGATTATGGAACAGCAGGTGTAGCAACTGGTAGATCCAAATGTAGAAGAGATATTGGACTTGTTATTGATGCCATTGCATTTGATATTTCTAAGGGAGGAAACTCTAAGTCAGTTGGAGCAGGTCTTTCATACTATGATGGTGTAACTTTACAATACTTAGATGACTCTTTAGTAATCCCAACAGGATTTAGCACTGGATATGTTAAACAAGCAACTCTTGTTGGGTTTAGCAGCATCTCAACTCTTGCCAGATATGTAATTAATAACTCAAGACTTCCTAAGTCTTACCAAACTCCTCCTCTTGGTGGACTTTATGCTGATGCTGCAAGATTAATCCTTGCAAATAAAGTCCTGATTGCTGAAGTTGCAGTTGGCAGAATGCTTGCTAACTTCTCAGGATTTGCAGTTCCTGGTGGAAATCAGAATTGTATTGATGATATTGTTGATGTTCTTGAAGCAATGTGCTTCAACTTGGAATTTGGTGGTAATGATCAAGTCTATGATGCTGCAGAAATTTATGTAAATAATGCTTACCTTGCAGGG